GGCTAGAGACGGCCTCAAAGACAAGCAGATTGCCGAAAATATAGGCTGCTCAGTATCGACCCTCTGCGAATGGAAAAACAAATTTCCCGAATTTTCGGAAGCGCTAAAAAGAGGCAAGGACGTTGCGGACTACATCGTGGAGAATGAGCTGTTCGAAAACTGCAAGACCCGCACCGTGACCGTCAAGAAGCCTTTCAAGCTGAAAACCGTCAAGGTGGACGGAAAAAAGAGGCTGGAAGAAGAGCGCATTGAATATGCGGAAGAGCAGGTCGTTGTGCCGGCCAATGTGACGGCACAAATATTCTACCTGAAGAACCGGCGGCCTGACAAGTGGAAAGACCGACCGGTGGAAAGCATCGCCGAAAATCAGAAGAACGATATGCAGACCGTTGAGGACGACCCCATCACCAAGAGCTTGAAGGAGGAGTTTAAGAAATGAGCTTCTCCCCAAAGCAAAAACAGATCCTGACCTTCCCGTATGAAAGCGACTACGATGCCCTGATTTGCGACGGTGCGGTTCGTTCCGGCAAGACCTCCATCATGTCTCTGTCCTTCGTGCTCTGGATGATGGCAGAATTCAATCACTGCTCTTTCGCCTTTTGCGGCAAGAGCGTGGGCGCGGTGGAACGCAACATCGTTCAGCCGCTTTTGTCTGTCCGGTATTTGCAGCAGCAGTTCCAGATCACCTACAACCGCAGCGGCCACGTTCTCACGGTGCAGCGAGGAAGCAAGGTGAACATGGTGTACCTGTTCGGCGGCAAGGACGAAAGTTCTTACATGCTCATTCAGGGCATCACGCTGGCCGGTGTGCTTCTGGACGAGGTGGCGCTCATGCCCCGCAGCTTTGTGGAACAGGCGCTGGCCCGATGCTCTGTCACCGGTGCAAAGTTCTGGTTTAACTGCAACCCGGAAAACCCTGAACACTGGTTTCGCAAGGAGTGGATCCTACAGGCCAAAAAACACCGTGCACTGCATCTGCACTTCTTGATGGACGATAACCCGTCACTGGATGAGCGCACACGGGAACGCTACCGCAGCATGTACAGCGGTGTGTTCTATGAACGCTACATTCTGGGCCGCTGGGTGATGGCCGAGGGCCTGATCTACGATATGATGGACACCACCGCCAACACCTACCGCCCGCAGGACGCGCCGGTGGGATTCAAGAGCCTTTCCACCCGTACCATTACATGCGACTACGGAACCACCAACCCGACCGTCTACCTCGATGTATACGATGACGGCGAGAAAGTCCGGGTGCATCGGGAATACCGGTGGGACAGCCGTCAGGAGCACAGGCAGAAAACAGATGAAGAGTATGCCGATGCCTTCATGGAGTTTATGGGGAAAGACCCCTGCGCCGC